CTAGGCGATGATCTACGGTCAGCGTTTCAAAAGGTCAATGCAAACTTCTCGTCATTAGATGCAGAACTATCGGTTACAGGAAAAAACATACCAGAAACTGTAAACGGTGAAGGCATTTTTAAACAAAAGAATGGTCTTAATCTAGAATTTAAAAAATTAATTGCTGGAAATAACAAGATCTTACTTTCATCAACTTCAGATACTGTTGTAATTTCAAATAACACTCCAGATGCATTTACCAAAGTTATAACTGAAAGCGGTATAGCATCTGCAGTACCTAGCGGAACTAGCGTCTCAGCAAACACAGTTTTAACCATGCAAGGTGGTAATAATATAAGTGTTACCGCTGCAAACAATGTTATCACTATAGATACTGACTTACCAGTAACTAACATTTTAAGAAATGTTGATTTTGGACCAGTGTCCAACGACTACGACAGTGTCGTGCAATTTAATTTATCTGCATCTAATATTGATTTCGGAACTGTTCCAATTCCTAGTAGGATATCTGTAGATTTCGGAACGGTCGTAGCACCGTTGATCTAAGGAGTATTAATGACCATATCCTGGACAACGGCAGCTGGCAGTTTAGGAACTTTTCAAGAACGACAGACAATATCTGTACAATTACAGGCATCATCAGATGTTGGAGCTGTATCGTTTGAAGTGATTTCAGGATCATTGCCACGAGGTCTACGACTTAGCGGATCTGCTATTGTTGGAACTCCCACAGAAGTAAGAAAATTTACAGAAAGTAGATTTGTAATCAGAGCTAGAGATTCTTCCGATCTTGAAGATAGAACATTTTCTATATCTATAGATGGCTCAGACGCACCTCGATGGATTACTGAGGAAGGATTTCTACAGGTTGGACAAGGCGAAGCTTACTATGCTTTAGATAACAGCTATATTGATTTTCAATTAGAAGCCAGAGACACTGACGAAATAGCCGGAGATAGCTTAGAATACTATCTAATTCCTAATGGTGGGGAACTACCTCCCGGATTGACTCTTACCGCTGAAGGAAGAATATACGGATTTACTGATCCTATCTTCGCTGTAGAATATAGCGAAAACCCTACAGGCGCCTACGATACCAGCGCATTTGATGTGCTACCGTTAGATGTTCCCCAAGCTAGGTCTAACGGATTTGATAGTTACTTTTATGATGCCGTAACTTTTGATTATAATGAACCAGTTAGAGCTCCAAGACGTATCAGTCGACCATACGCTTTTGTAGTTTCTGCAACAGATGGGCGCAATGAAATTCGAAGACTTTTTAAAATTTATGTAGTAACTGAAGAATTTCTTAGAGCAGACAACAGCATAGTTCAAGTAGATACTAATCTATTCAGAGCAGACTCAGCAGGAGACCGTGTACCTCAATGGATCACTCCAGGGTATCTTGGTCGTAGAAGGGCTAATAATTATCTAACAATTTTCTTAGATGTATACGATCCTGCTGAATTCACTGGAACTATAGTTTATTATAAATCTGATACTAATCCTGGTACTTACATCTTAAAAGAAACTGGGGAAACCATCACTGACGGGAAATACGAAATTTCAGACATATTGCCTAAATTCACTTATAACCTAAAAGGTAATTGGTCGAGTGTTATTAATTACAAAGTAGGGGATGCTGTAATTTATAACAGATTAACCTGGGTTTGTATTTCAAATCATTTGAATCAAACTCCGATAGAAGGCTCCTATTGGTCAAACGAATTAATAAACACACAGCTAGGAAAATTCACGGCTCCCAGTCCGTCCTACTGGACTGTAACTGAGAAAGAAACAGACAGTATATTTCCTCCTGGATTAACATTAGATAGTCTATCAGGTGACCTAGCGGGTAAGATTCCTTATCAGTCAGCAGTTACCAAGACTTATAAATTCACAATGTTGGCTGTAAATTTCCCTGCTGACCTTACAGAATCAACTCTCCAAGGAGACTGGGACGGGACTTCTACGTATTTCGAAGGTGAATCTGTAAGGTACGAAGGTTTTATCTATGTGGCTATTTCAGATAATCAAAATCAAATTCCGGACGTTTCGACAGACTACTGGCGATTAGGTGTTTCTACAGCAGAAAAAACATTTACTATAGATATCATAGGAGAAATAGAAAGTGCTATCGAATGGGTTACTGACGGCGATTTAGGAACTATTAAACCTAATCAGCCTAGCAGAAAACAATTAATAGCAAATAGTTTACTATATGGAAATCTTCCTGTGTACGAGTTGGTCAGCGGCAATTTACCTCCAGGATTAGATTTACTTGGTACGGGATTGATAGTTGGTAAGGTTAGACAATTTGGTGACCTAAGCAACGGCATTACCGGTCTTACTCGATTCTACGAACGCACTGACAGTATAAATGCCAACGAAGATAGCTCTACTGGATCACGTGCTTACACAACTACTTTCGATGACGATACTACAACTTTCAATAAAAAGTTTACTTTTAAAGTTAAGGCAAGAGACACAGCGAATTATGCTGAATTAATTAAAGAATTTTCTATAACCGTAATAACAGATAATCAAAAAACTTTTGCTAATTTATACCTGGTTGCATTACAATCTAAATCAAATAGATTAAATTGGTTCAATTTTATTACTGATTCTAATATTTTCAAAATTGAAGATGTATACCGGTACGGAGATTCTAACTTCGGAGTTCAGTCTGAAATCAAAGTTTTAGTATTCGCAGGTATAGAAAGTGTTGATGCAGTAAACTTCGTACAGGCAATGAGCAGAAATCATTATAGAAAACAAATAAGATTTGGTGAAATTAAAAAAGCCCTGGCTAAAGATCCCGTAACACAAGAAATTGTCTACGAAGCTGTATACGTAGAAATCGTAGATGAGTTCGAATCAAATGGGGTTAGTATCAGTGATACCATAAATTTACCAGATAACATAAACAGCAAAGTGCTTATTAGCTATGATGCTATTAAAGTAGACAGCGACATACCGTTTGTCAGCGACAGTGATCATCAGCGGTTATTTCCAAATTCAATAAAAAATATGAGGAAGCGAATTAGATCAGTTGGAGATCGAGATAGAGATTTTTTACCTCTTTGGATGCGTTCTACTCAAATTACTTCACCGGTAGAGCTAGGTTATACAAAAGCTCTAGTACTTTGCTATGCTAAATCGGGTAGAGCGGACTATATTATTAGCAGAATTAAAGCCAATGGCTTTGATTTCAAAAAAATAGATTTCACAGCTGATCGTTATCTAATTGACGTTTTAGAGGGTGAGATAGAGAATAAATACCTTGCGTTCCCACAACGCGGAGAAAAATTACCATGACAGAAAGACTAACAACCAGCAGAGTCATTTATAATATTGATGTGAACTTTCCTGTAGCAGGACAGGACAACGACACACAGACATTTAGAGATAACTTTGATACCATTTATAACGGACTCTACGAAGCTAATAGAGAGCTGTCTGACTTACTAGAAAATACAGCTAAGACAGACACTGACAATAGCTTTAACTATAAACTCTTAAATGAAGCTTATACTCAAAATTTTATCACTAGAAAACGACAGATAGTTGTAACATCAGCTAATAGGGAAATAGATTTTGAGCAAGGACAATATCAAATTGTAAGTATACAAGAAAACTCAAATCTAGTATTTAGAAATTTTCCTACCTTAGACGATCCAGATACTAATGTTGTATCAGGAGTTGGCAAGATAACCTTAGAGATATATTTGGATACAGCAGCCACGGAAAATAAAACGATTATCTTTACCACAGAAGGCGGTACTGTTTTTAAGAAAAATGCTACTTTTCCGGTAGTAGGTGCTAGTCCTCAAATTACATTAACATCAAAAACCAATCCTGTAATTATAGAAGTTTGGCAACACGATTCTGATAATATTTTCCTAAATTATCTAGGTAGCTTTAGTTAATATGTTTCATCCATTTGTCAATGACTTATCCGATCTAAAGGATTCTGAAGTAGAATCTAAGCTGTTAGAAGTTACCAAAAAATACCACGCAGCAGCAAGATTAGGTAAGACTGACCTGTTGACACAATTAGGTACGTTTGTTACAATATATAGAGAAGAGATGTCTAAGAGATATCTTAGAAAAAATCAAGGACAAACTGATACTGACTTGGATCAACTAATTAATGTGGACTGAAATTAACACTGAAGAACAATTAATCAAAGGCATACTAAAACATGGTCCAGAAATCCTAGACCATTGTCTCTGTTCTGACGATCTCGAGAAATATATAGATCGAGTATATCAAGAGCATTTAAGTTATCCAATCCCTCCAGCTAGTATCGATCCATCAAATTGGTTTATTCCAGAGAAATACCAAACGATGGATATTTTAGATTGGTTATACCAACGTTGCCCTACTCCTGAAACTAAAGAACGAGTAGTTGAAGAACTTAGATTATTTGCCAAATACAATATGATTCCTATGTTAAAAACTATGAAATATATAGTTGACACACTTCGTGCTAACAATATAGTCTGGGGTGTAGGGCGAGGTTCGAGCGTAGCTAGTTATGTACTCTATTTGATAGGGGTACACAGGATAGACAGTGTTAAATACAAATTACCAATAGAAGAATTCTTCAAGGAGATATAAAATGGGTAAATCATACACAAGTATGCGAGGCAAAGAAGTTGATCTAGAAAAGCTAGCTCTTAAAAATGAAAAAGAACCTGCTGTAGGAAATGCTAAAATGAATGCTCGCGGGGATATCATCGGAACCGGTGGTAAAGTCGTTAAAACTAGAGAAGAAATTCTACAAGATTATTATAAAAATAATCCTAGAGCAATCAAAGAAGAATTGGGATCTCGAGGTAACAAGAGGTAATTATGGTCACTGCCTACGATGTAAAACATATAAAAATTCGTGCGTTACACGATGACGTAATCATCACAGATATGGATCTGGGAGAACAAACAACTATGGGTGGTATCGTAATTCTAAGCGATGACGGTAAGGCTCACGGTGTTAAACCTAGATGGGGTAAAGTATACAAAGTAGGTCCCAAGCAAGAAGATATCAAAGAAGGTCAATGGATCTTGATAGAACACGGTCGTTGGACCAGAAAAATAAAAATCAACGACGGTGACAGTGAGAAAGAGATTCAAAAGGTAGAAGTTTCTAGTATTCTAGCCGTTGCTGACGAAAGACCCAATGATGCCTACATAGGACAAGAATTTGGTCACGGATCCAGTACAACTATACGCCCAGAAGATTTTATAAAATAATGGGATTAAAAAAGAGTTGGGATTTGGCTGACATAGTCAACCAGATACATTCCCTATCAAGAGAATGTAACAGTGCATATAACGACGGTTTCACTTCTTTTGAATTCAAAAAAGAATTATACATTCTTAAAAATATCATAGACCAATCAATAAACGATGCTCCTGATTTCGGCCAGTTGGAAAAAGACTGGTTGCAAGAACAAGAAAAGAAGCGTATTATTAACATTCTAAAGTCCTAAGGAAATCAAATGACCAATGCTTTTAGAGATCAAGAAAAGTTCATGAGAGCCTGTGATCAAAGCACCGACACATTCAATCAAGATCAATTCAATATGTATCTTAAACTCATTCAAGAAGAACATAGAGAATTAGCCGTAGCTGTTGATAATAATGACAAAGTAGAAACGTTAGATGCACTAATAGATATTCTTGTTGTTACCATCGGCACTATTCATTCTATGGGTGCAGACGCTGAAGGCGCCTGGAAAGAAGTAATGCGTACTAACTTTGCCAAGATTGACAAAGAAACAGGCAAAGTTCGTAAACGTGAAGATGGTAAAGTTCTCAAACCATTGGGCTGGGAACCTCCTAACTTAAAACCTTTTGTTTCTAAAGATAACGGTAATGGATGGATCTCGCCGGAAATGGATATCCTATGAAGATAGGATTTACCTGCTCAACCTTTGATCTGTTTCATGCCGGACATCTTTTGATGTTAGAAGAAGCCAAAAAACAATGCGACTATCTCATTGTAGGTTTACAAACAGATCCTACTATAGATAGACCGACAGAAAAAAACAAGCCTGTACAAAGTGTATTTGAAAGATTCGTACAACTTAAAGCCTGCAAGTATATCGACGAAGTAATCCCCTATTCTACTGAAAAAGAATTAGTAGACATCTTGCTTTCTTATCCTATTACTGTTAGAATATTAGGAGATGAATATCAAGAAAAAGAATTCACTGGAAAGTACGAATGTATTGCTAAAGGAATTGAATTTTATTTCAACAGGCGCCAACACAGTTTTTCAACAACAGAATTGCGGAATCGTGTAGTAGCCGCAGAAGTAGAAAAAGGATTAAAACAATGAATATGGACCATGCGGCTATGTTTTTAGCCAGTAGTATTTTAACTATGTTAGCCGCAATAGTATGGGTAATCGCTATTTTAATTATTAATAATCTTGTACACAAATATTGGAAACCTGTGGGAATCTACAAAATAATAGACCCGAACGTAAGATTTGCAGAACCTCAAGAACTAAAGAAAGAACATAAATGAACATACAGCCTAAAGATACCAGCAAAGGACACTTTTATGTGAGTCTTGCAAAAAGTGGAATCAGAATATTTGCCGGTGGTGTATTAATGGCTGGAAACTTTTGGTTAGCTGGTTTATGTATTGTATTAGCCGAAGTTCTAGGTATCGCTGAGGAATTGGTATGAACGATGATGAATATCACGAACCGCCCGAACCTTGCTATATAATTGAAGGCGACTGGGCTAAAGACACAGAGGAAAAAAATGAAAGAACTATGGGTAGAGAAGTATCGTCCGAAAACAATTGATGGTTATGTCTTTAGAGATGACCATCAGCGTAAACAGATCGCAACCTGGATCAAAGACAAAAGCATTCCGCATCTATTACTAAGCGGAACAGCTGGCATAGGTAAGACTACTCTTGCTAAGATTCTTATCCAAGAGTTAGGAATTGAAGATTATGATGTATTAGAAATTAACGCAAGTCGTACCAATTCGGTAGATGATGTGCGTGATAAAATTACAAATTTTGTCCAGATGATTCCATTTGGACCATTCAAGGTGGTGCTATTAGATGAAGCTGATTATCTTAGTCCGAACGCTCAGGCAGCGTTACGTGGGGTCATGGAGGAGTACCATGCAACTTCTCGTTTCATCCTCACCTGTAACTACCCTAATCGTATTATCCCTGCTATACACTCACGATGTCAAGGATTTCACGTTGAGCGAACGGATCTTACTGAGTTTACCGCTCGTGTTGCTACTGTTCTTGTTGAAGAGGCTGTGGAGTTCGATCTTGAAACTCTAGATAATTATGTCAAAGTAACTTATCCTGATCTTCGCAAATGTATTAATCTGATCCAACAAAATGTTCAAGATAATAAATTGGCAGCTCCTAATAAGGGAGATGCAGGTGAAGCCGATTGGAAATTTGACATGGTAAAATTGTTTAAAGAAGGAAAAATCAACGAGGCTCGAAAAATGCTCTGCGGAAAACTTCGAGCAGAGGAAATGGAAGAAGTATTTGTTTGGTTATATAACAATTTAGATATTTTTGGTTCAGAAGACAATCAGGATAAAGCTATTTTGATTATCAAACAAGGATTAGTGGATCATACTTTGATAGTTGATCCAGAAATAAATTTATCTGCTACTTTAGTCAAACTTGCAAGGATAGTATAATGAGTTATTTGGTTACAGAAAACTGTATTAAATGCAAACATACTGATTGTGTAGAAGTATGTCCAGTTGATTGTTTTTACGAAGGTCCAAATTTTTTAGCAATCAATCCAGACGAATGTATTGATTGTGCGGTGTGTGTTCCTGAGTGTCCTGTTGATGCTATCGTTCCAGACAACGATAAAGACATTGATATAGTATTTTGGACAGATTTAAATCGTAGACTAAGCTCTAAATGGCCGAATATCACTAAAAAGAAATCGTCGTTACCGGATTCTGAAGAATGGGATGGTAAACCTAATAAGTTACCATTGTTGGAAGAATGAAATATAGATATATGTTAGTTTCGTACATCCAGAAACCCAACGGCAAATGGGACGAAATTACCGATTTTAAAAATAGTCTAAAAACTCGGCACTACCAAACTTCTAAAGTCATTTTAGATTTTAAAGAGAAGAAGTGTATTATGAATTCTATCAATCCTCAGGCTGGCTTCGATGATATGTTAGAATTCTATAAAAGATTGTTAGGGGATCAATTGACCCCCTATCTTCCTAAAGATTAATCATCTCCGTATATTGCTAGTATCTCCTTAACCGCCTCGTGGCGTTCAACGTCACCTACTGTGAAGTGACAGATATCTACATATCTGTGATTTGCAAAGTTGTTATACAACCCAAGGAACTCGAGCAGTCCGTTGTTTGAAGGACGGTCTGCCTGTTGCAAATCTCCAGTAACAATCATCTTAGAACCCTGACCTAACCTAGTAAGCAGCATCTTCATTTGACTAGGTGTAGCATTCTGCATCTCATCTGCGATGATTACAGCATTTTTAAATGTTCGGCCTCTCATATATGCTAAAGGACTGGTTTCAATCACCCCCTCGGTTATCATGTTAGTAATTTCTCTAGCATTGTAGTTCTCGGCGAAAACATCCATTATCGGTTTAGTCCAAGGTTCCATTTTTTGCTGTAGGTCTCCCGGTAAAAATCCGTGTTGTTCATCTACTGAAACAGCTGGTCTAGTAATAACAATTTTCGTAGTTGACCCGTATTTCAACTGGTCTATCGCCCACTGTACAGCTAACATAGTTTTACCCGTGCCTGCTGGACCTATGGCAAAAATTATCATTTTTTGCTCATTGTTAAGTTTTAACAGGTAGTTTTCTTGATTAAGATTTTTTGGGTATAACTGGACTTTCGGGCGCTTTTGATAATTTTTATCAACTAGCTTTATTACATTAGACTCTTCTTGATAATTAGTAGCTTTCAGTACTGCTGCTCTTTTACGCTTCATATAAGGTTAGCCCTCCTTTAAACGTGTTAGGCACGGACCTCAAACCGTAGTGTCCGTAGCCGAACACAAACGTATTTAACCGGAAGCCTATTTTATTATAAGTTATGTTTAAGTTTTAGGCGGAATAAATACATTGGGAGAACTCCATGGCAGATATAAAAGATATCATAAGCAATATAGAACAAATCTACGGTTCTAATAATAGCTTAAATTTACTTAAAGATTTTGAACGTGTTATAGACGAGCTAGATACCTATGTCTATGATAATTGGCTAGACGGGCAATTAGTGGCGGGTCCTAAGGAACACAGGTATTTTGTAGAGTGTACCTTTATGTGGCCAAAAGATCGTATGCCCGAGCCTAGAGGCGGAATGAGATTATTAGATTACGGGTGCAAAGTTAAATTTGCAGAATCAACCCTAAAAAAAGTAAGAAAAATTAAAACTCCTGATGATATAAGACCAGGAACACGCAAAGGTAAAATCGATATCGAAGATATCTGGTTAGTTAAAATTTTGATGCCTAAAAAATTAATGCAGGACATTAATCGTGGTTATAAGAATTTAGACAAAAATAAAGTAGAAGATATCATAAATCAGTTCGGCGTTGTTAACACTAATGTTGACGCATCAGAAACACAAGTACAGGATCAAGCTAATGCAGAACAACCAGCAGCTTAATGAAGGATTAAGATCAGATGATCTACTTAATCTAGTTCATCCTATTTTTGATATAGATACCTACAGATCAAAAATGGGAGAGGATCGGGATGTTTGCGTTCTTTCTTTTAAGGTTAAAGACAGAGCTCCGGCAAAAGACCTAATGGAATTCGTTGAAAAAGGTTACTCTTTTGTTTTAGATGCAGATGTTAGCTCTGGTGAAAACGATCAGGGAGAATATTTTGTTTTTATAGAACTTTCACGAAACGAAAAGTTATCAGAAAACATTAAAGAACTAACCTACGGTATTAATAAACTTACCGGCAATGATCAGTGGAAATTTAAATATCATAAAGATTCTGCTGTACACGAGGCTAATCAGGAAATGTTAAGAAAAATCGTTCCGGAAACTCCAATGGCCTATGAAGGGTTTATGAATAAAACCAAAACTGAAAGTATTAAAAAATTCTTCAACAAAACCTTAATGGATGATTTAGTTTTAGAAAACGATGTTATCACAATTAAAAAACCTTTTAATAAATTTGTTAGATTAAAAATAATAGGCGAAGACAATACTCAACACATTTTAGAAAATACCGAAGATACAACTACAGTAGATCAAACATCAACCAGTGAAGTTTTTTGGTTAACTAAAGTATTAGGGGATTATAACATTACTAAAATTGGCGAGAACTTCTTGTTCGATAACAAGGGGCGAGCCATGTTACTACAAAGGATAGACTAATGAGTTTTACATTCAACTTTACCAAAGATCAACTTAAAGAAATGATTCCGAAAAATCCATATTTGGATAATTGGTACAAAGCCATATCTGAAATTCTTCCGGAATACGAAATAAACACTCCACAGAGAGTTGCAGCATTTTTAGCACAATGCGCTCACGAATCAGGTGGTTTTATTTTCCTAAAAGAAAATCTAAATTACAAAGCAGCAAGTCTACGCAAAGTGTTTCCTAAGTATTTCCCAGACGATGCAACAGCAGCGGCCTACGCTAACAAGCCAGAAAAGATCGCTAACAGAGTTTATGCTAGTCGTATGGGAAACGGTGACGAATCATCTGGAGACGGATGGCGCTACTGTGGTAGAGGATTGATCCAGTTGACTGGTAAAGACAATTATACATTCTTCGCAGCAAGTTTAGATATTCCTGTAGAAGAGGCTAGCGAGTATCTACAGACCTTCGAAGGTGCTGTACAGTCAGCCTGTTTCTTCTGGGAACAAAATAACCTAAATAAGTGGGCAGACGCAGGTGACATACTCACACTGACCAAGCGTATCAATGGTGGTACTATTGGTCTAGAGGATCGCCAGAAACACTATCAACACGCTTTACATATTTTTGGAGCACACTAAAAATGTGGTTAACTAGCTGGATGCTAAGTTTTATACCGGATACTTTCTTTGTCTGGGTAAGCTATGCACTGGTTGGTCTAGGGGTAGCGTTATATATTCTTAGCAAAGTTATTCAATGGCTACCTCTTTTAAGCCAATATAAATTTCCTGCAGAAATCTTAGGTGTCCTACTATTAACTGTAGGTGCCTATGTATTTGGCAGCTATGGAACTGAAATGGTATGGCGTGAACGTGTTCGTGAACTAGAAGAAAAGGTAGCGATCTCAGAACAGAAAGCCAAAGAAAAGAATATCGAGATACGCACTAAGATTGTAGAAAAAATCAAAGAAGTTAAAGTAGTACAAGAAGTTGTTAGAAATATAATTGTTGAAAAAGAAAAGATAATCGATGCACAATGCAAGGTTGCACCTGAAGCTATCGACATACTTAATATGGCAGCTACCGGACAGTTAAAGGAAGAAAAGAAATGAAAAAACTAATTTTAATTCTTCCAGTATTTTTATTAGCAGGTTGTCTAGGAACTACTGCACCAGTAAAAAGAAACTTTCCAGGTGTTCCAGAAGAATTAATGAAAGCCTGTCCTGCACTGAAAACCGTAGAGCCTGGTACAGAACAACTATCAAAGGTCATAGGTGTAGTAGCTGATAATTACGCACAATATCACGAATGTAAGATCAAAGTTGACGGCTGGGTCGAATGGTATAATGCGCAGAAGAAAATTTTCGACGAAGTGAAATAATATGGTTTCAGTTGCAGATCTAGACAACGACGGTAAGATAGGTCGACGTGATATAGAAAACAGTACTCAACTGTTAGAATTAGAACTTAGAGAAGAAAAAGCAGACAGCCAGCGCAGAATGGCTTGGGTAGCTATTATTTCCATGATCGTGTTTACTGTCTTACTGTTCAGCCCTGTTGTATCCGACAGTAGGGTCGAAGCGTTAGCGGATTTACTAGGACTGTTTTATATTGCGCAGGCCGGAGTAGTAGGTGCCTATATGGGAGTAACTGCCTGGATGAGCAAAGGGCAGAGCTCAGTGGTCAGCAGAATTTCCCCGGCTCCTGGTCCAAAACGTGTACCCCAACCGGCTGAGCCTGAATTATAATAGCAGTTTATTCAAGGCGGCACTTTACAGATTTTTTGGGTAAATAACATTGTATTTTATGTTAGAGCAAAAGGAGCGGTATGAACAGTGATTTAAAATTATTTAAATGGGTAATTATTTTGCTTGCCCTACCTTTAGGTCTAGCTATTTTCGGAGGAGATAGTTTCCGTTATCCTTGTCAAGATCCAGCTAATTGGGACAAAGATATATGCAAACTTCCATTATGTGATGTAACGAGAACCTGTCCTGAGCATATATTCAAAGGACAAAGAGATCCTAGATTAGGACCTCCTAAAGATGGAACTCCAGCTTCAATAGCTCAACCCCCCGTAGTCGATAATAAAGGATGCAGATAATGGAACTTTTAACTAGATTCAAAAAAGAAGATAAAGAAACAGGCGAATACTTTATCTATACAGAAGACCAATTAATGGCTAGACTCAGATTCTTTATCGGAATCTGTCTAGCCTTAACACTAACAGGCATTGTTTTTGTTGTGTTGTATTCGATTATTTTTGTCACACAACCACTAAATGCTATCAGTCCAATCGATCAAAAGTTTTTTGAATTGATTATACCTATTGCAACATTCCTTACAGGAACACTGTCAGGGATTATGTTAGCAGGCAACGATAAAGATCTAAAAGCCAAGGCCCTTGAATCAGCTAATAAAGCACCAACTGTGAGCCCGGCTCCGGGTGCAGGTCCAAGTGGTGGCGGATTTAGTGCATCTGCTAACATAGGTGGATTTAATGCTACATTCAAATCCCCAACTTCTGCATTTGGCGCACCCCAAACAGGAGGCTTTGGTACAATCAGTCCAGGTTTTGGTGCAGTTCCTCCGGCATCAGCAGGTTTCGGAGCGATGTCAGCAGCACCATTAATGAGTAGTACAGGCAAACCTATGCCTGAACAACCCGATCATCCAGAACTTTAAGGAGAATATATGAAACACATTATTTTTGTAGCAGGTTTAGCTCTAGCACTATCATATCCTGCTGTTTATGCAGATAACCATGATAAACAACCAGAAACCAAAAAAGTCTGTGTAGACGCACAGGGTAAAGACGGTAAACCTATTATAGATCCAAAAACTAAAAAACCTAAACAGAACTGCAAAGAAGTAAAGGTACACAAGAAGCACGAAGGTACAGCAGTCCCTGAAAAGAAAAAATAACAGCTCAGTAACAGCGAAGTAAATAATAGGACTGATTGATTCAGTCCTATTTTTTTCGTATAATATACTGTATGGATTATTATAAAACATTAGGGTTAAACAGAGGGTCTTCGGAGTCAGACATTAAAAAGGCCTACCGAAGCCTCGCGATGAAACATCATCCAGATCGCGGAGGTGATGAAAAAAAATTCAAAGAGATAGAGGAGGCCTATCGGACACTAAGCGATCCTGAAAAGAAAAGACTAGTAGATGCCGGAGTCGATCCCAACTCTCAAAATCAAGGTCATAATTGGAATCAGGGACCGTTTGAATTTCATTTCGGCTCTGATAATATACACGATATTTTTAATCAATTCGGATTTGGATTCAATCAACGACCAATGAGAAGAAATAAATCTTTAAACATTACTATAGATGTCGCTCTGGAAGATGTACTATCTGGTAAGGAAATAAACGCAGAAGTCGGAATTCCGGGAGGAAAGAAAAAAGTAATCAATATTCAAATCCCGCCTGGGATAGATAACGGTCAACAAATAAAATATTCAGGAATGGGCGACGATTCTATTCCTGACTTAAGGGCAGGTGATTTGATTGTTAACGTAAGAGTTAGACCGCATCCTGTGTTTAGAAGAGAGGGTGATGCTCTAGCCATTGAAAAAGTTATCAGTGTTTGGGATGCTATCCTCGGAACAAATTTAAATATTTCAACTATAGATAACAAGATTATTACAATAACAATTCCACCCGGGACTCAGCCGGAAACCGTGTTAAGCTGTCGAGGGGAAGGATTACCTAATATGCGAACTAGGCAAAGGGGTAATCTGTTAATGAAAATAAAAATCGATATTCCAAGAAATCTCGATGCTGCACAGAAAAACCTAATAGAAACGATAAGAAAAAATGCAATTTAATCTAGGGCCGCACGAAAGTCTAATCGAAAAGAGCATAGGATGGGATTTTAATTCCGACGGCGACGCAGAATTAATTGAAAAATTTATGTGCGAATTCATGATATCTAACAACGGAATAGGCCTTGCGGCCAATCAAATCAATATTGCTAAAAGAGTATTTGTTATAGGCAGCGAGAATATACCAGGTTTTCCGAAACCATTTGCTGTGTTCAATCCTAAAATTATAGAATCTAGCAAAGAAACAGTTCTGGATAAAGAAGGATGTTTAAGTTATCCTGGACTGTTTTTAATGATTAAAAGACCTCAATGGGTCATTGCTGAATATCAAGACAGCAAAGGTAATATTAAAGAAATTAAAGTAGATGGGTATCTATCAAAATGTTTTCAACATGAATACGATCATCTAGATGGCGTATGTTTCGTTGACAAAGTATCTCAATTAAAGTTACAATTAGCTATGAAGAAATTAAGGAAATTTAAATAATGATCGAACCTAGTAAGAGCCTTCAGGGTGTTTTCGAAACTGCTATCGAAGTAGCTAAATCGAATCAACACGAATACATAACACTAGAACATATTGTTTATAGCATAATGTTAGATGAAAATTCCTATAATCATCTAGAACAGTTCGGTGCTGATGTTAATTTTATTAAAAACAATTTAGAAAATTACGTCATTAACAATCTCAGCGACATTAAGACCGAAGATGAAAAGCTAAGACCTAAAAAAACCAATTCGGTGGAACGAGTATTAAACAGATGTTTCTCACAGGTACTATTCAGTGGGCGTCAAAAAATTGAAATTATAGATGTTATTTTAAGTATTCTTAATGAAAAGAATTCTTTCGCTTTTTATTTTTTAAGCAAAGGCGGAGTCAGCAAAGAAAAATTCATCCAACACTTTCATGATCAACTCACAGGAGATGATGAAGAAAACGACAATGAGAACGCTGTAGTGAATCCAAATCAAATCGAAAAAATTATCAATCAATTTTGTACTAATCTAAGCCTATTAGCTAAACAACGTAAAATAGATCCTGTAATTGGACGAGATGAAGAACTTGAAAACATTCAACTAATTTTGGCTCGCAGAAATAAGTGTAATGTACTAATGGTTGGCGAGCCAGGTGTAGGTAAGACTGCGATCGCAGAAGGTCTAGCACGTAAGATATTTGAAAAGAAAGTTCCTAAGTTTATTCAAGATCACCAGGTATATACACTAGACATTAGTTCGTTGTTAGCAGGATCTAAATATCGAGGAGACTTTGAAGAACGCATCAAGGCTGTATTAACCGCACTAGAAAGAAAAGGCAAGATTATTCTTTTCATTGATGAGGCACATATGATGCAAGGTGCGGGCGCAGCCAATCAATCAAGCAACGATCTGGCCAACATTCTTAAACCTATATTGACCAAGGGTGTTATTAAACTGATAGCATCTACTACCTGGGAAGAATATCGCAAGCATTTTGAAAAGGATCGTGCGTTGATGCGCAGATTCCAACGTGTTACTATCGACGAACCGACCAGCGAAATTACCGTTAAGATCATCAAAGGAATTAAAAAATATTATGAAAAGCATCATAATGTAAAGATTACAGAAGCAGCAATTGAACAAGCGGTTAAACTATCTGTGAAGTATATGCCAGACAAAAAACTTCCAGATAAGGCTATCGATATTATTGATTGTGCATCTGCTAGATATAAACTTCGAGACGACGAAACAATGGAAGGTATTGAGCAGATCGTAGACGTTGAGCAGGTAACCTACGAACTTAGCAAGATGATCAATATGCCTTTGGAAACTGTAGCGCAGAAAGAGAGCAAAAATCTTGCAGATCTAGAATCCGGAATGAAAGAAGTTGTCTACGGTCAGGATGGTGCTGTAGATAACTTATTAGATAAAATTTTTGTAGCACAGGCTGGTATGAAGTTACCTAATAAACCAGTTGGATGTTTCTTATTTGCAGGTCCGACGGGTTGCGGTAAAACAGAAACTGCTAAACAACTAAGTTTAAAAATGGGATTGCCGTTGGTTAGATTTGATATGAGTGAATATCAAGAAAAACACAGCGTCGCCAAACTTATCGGTGCACCTCCAGGATATGTAGGTTACGAAGATAATGCTGGTCAACTTATCACGAAATTACAGGAAACACCAAATTGTGTTTTACTATTAGACGAAATTGAAAAAGCTCATCCGGATGTTACTAATATTCTATTACAATTTATGGACAACGGATTCGTTACTGGTAGCAATGGAAAAGTAGCAGATGGTAGGAATACTATTTTGATTATGACCAGCAACTTAGGTGCTGCTGATAACGAAAAAAATACTATCGGTTTTGGAGATTTATCTCGAGAAGGGGAAGATGACAAAGCAGTTAAAAAATTCTTCGCTCCCGAATTCCGTAATAGATTAGATGCGACTATCAAGTTTACAAAATTATCACAAGAAACTGTGCGTAAGATCGTTGAAAAATTTATTTCTGATTTAAATCAACAGATCAAAGAAAAGAACATCGAGATCGTCGCTGATCAATCTGTGATTAGCTGGTTAGCCGAAAAAGGCTACGACAGTAAGATGGGTGCAAGACCGTTAGCGAGATTGATTGATAACAAAATTAAATCTCCTCTAAGTAGACAAGTCCTATTCGGAGAGTTAAAAGAAGGCGGAAAGGCAGTCGTAAACTTAAACGGGAACGAAATTTCTTTCACATTTCTTAAAAAAGAAGTGACTCTGACTAAAGAACAGCGCAAGGCATTGAAAAGAGGGGAACCGATCCCATTACTAGAAAATGACTAAAATAAAATACACCAATAGAAAGTTCTATAATAAATGGGTATACAAGGTATCACTATTGATACCTGGTGTATCTATAATGAGAATAAATTCTATTGAAAAATTGATTAATTTTGATAAAGAAGAAATGCCCGAAGGCAATGGTTATAGACAAAGTAGCCTGATCAAGGCCTACAGCAATAAATCGTATATCAGTAAATTAGCATGTATTCTAAACTTAACTCAGAAAGATTCTTACGCTAAGAGGATCGAAAGCAATAGGATTGACATTTACACAAATGACAAATCTATATGCGATAGTATTGAAAAAGAGCTAGCTGATAAGATTGTTTATATCTCAGTGCCTGATAACAATCAGTTAGATATTCTCAATACAGGATTAATACCTGTACAAAAACTTCCACACGGATCGTACAAATATAAAGTTTATCTATTACCGCACAAACTTAAAAACGATATACAGGCTAAGAACAACTATCTGTCTTGGCTCAATCAACAAAGTCCTAAAATTTTAATTTCTGAAAAAGTTAAAAAGTGGTTTATAGATACCAATTGGAACTGGGATCGACGGTACATCTATGTGCAGGACGAACATACCCTGCTATTACTGAAACTTAGATCTAGCGAATCTATGGGCAGAGTACACGAATATAGTATAGTCGATAAATAATAGATGTCCAACGAAAACACTATTTTATTATCGTCTACTTCTGTTGAAACCTGGGATGGAACTTCGGGTATAGAGTATCAGTATAGCGATAAACAAAAGGCTGCAGGATATCATAAAAAATCCTCAGCTCTACATACCGCTATATTTGAATTTGATAACTTTTTAGGCGATATCAAAATACAAGCGACATTAGAAACGCATCCATCTTCTAATGACTGGTTTGATGTGGAATACGATACTGGATCAGAAATACAGGCATTAGACAGTACTCCTTTGCTAACTAACGAAACACGTAACTTTACTGGTAATTTTGTGTGGATAAGAGCTGCATACAGGCTAATGCAAGGTACTATCACACAAGTTCGATATACTTACTAAGCTTTAAAGATCGATAAATATAGTATCACCTTACGGAAGATACTATGAGAGACCTTTTAAACAAATTAACATCAATCGAAAACACTCAAGAGTCCATTGTTCCAGAACTAGGCGACTCGATCGGATTTAGTTTTAGTCCTGATTTAGAAATAGTTACTGAGGTTATCGGATTCACAGAAGACGGAATCGTTGTAGAATTAGACGAAACTGGCTTAAATCACTTAACTGAAAACGGTGCTATAATGCTAGAAGGCGAACTGATCTACGAAGAAAAGCAAAAAGGCGTAGATGGTAAAGCCTGTTGGAAAGGCTACAAGCGTATGGGCACCAAACAGAAAGGCGGCAAGACCGTAGACAACTGTGTTAAGATGGGCGAAGATCTTGACGAGAGCGGATTACAACGCTATACAGGTATTAAAAAATATGGCAAAGACGGATTTGAAGCACTGCAGAAAGCAGGTCGTGAAGGTGCAGACGAGGAAGAAAAAGGACGCATCAAAGACAAGTATCTAAAAAAAGAAGATGCAGCAGTAGACGAAGCTGAATATCAAGGCCGTAAAGTACAGCTAGGCAAGAAAATGCCAGGTGATGTTAAGAAATCAAAAGTATATGTAAAGAATCCACAGGGTCGTGTTGTTAAAGTAAACTTTGGCGACAAGAAAATGCGTATTAAGAAATCAAATCCAGCACGTAGAAAGTCATTCCGTGCTCGTCATAATTGTGCGAATCCAGGTCCGCGTCATAAGGCAAGATACTGGTCTTGTAGGAGCTGGTAATGTTATTAAGAGAAATGTTTTCACCAATCGGTGCTCCGAATGAAAAAGAGCAAGATGTTGATTGGATCAATGATTTAAAATTCTTCATCGACAACGATGATACTGTTCTCAGTAAGAATTTTTTTCCTGCTATAAAAAAACACAGAGATTATGTAGGAAATCCTAATGTCTATAAGATTTATATAAGACCAATTGAAAGCAGTTGCGAATCATATTGTGAAAAATATCAAGTCAGTGATAGAGAGAAAAAATTTCCAAAAGAAGATTTGATCGGGTTGGCGAAAAAATTTGCCGAAGAACAAGAAATACATATCAAAAATAAAAATTACGATTCCGAATGAAACTTTTAGAACTTTTTGAAGCCGACACAAAACATATAACTTTCGTATTCGGAAGACTTAATCCCCCCACCATCGGACATAAACAGTTACTAGATACTGCTGCTAAAGTTGGAGGGGACTATAAAATATTTGTTAGTCCTAGTCAAGACAAAAAAGATAATCCATTAGATTATTCTACCAAAATTAAATTTATCAAAGCAATCATACCCGAACACGCCAAGGCGATAGTCGAAGATCCCGGCCTTAATACTCCTGTAAAAATTGCCAGCTATCTATACGATCAAGGTTATAGAGCAGTAACATTTGTAGCTGGCAGTGATAGATTAGAATCTATGAAGAAGCTGCTAGAAATGTATAACGGAGTCGAAGGTAAGGCGCACGGGTATTATAAATTTGGTGTCTTAGATTTTAAAAGTAGTGGTGAAAGAGAAGATGGAGCAGAAGGTGTTGCAGGTATCAGCGCCAGTAGAGCACGATCTATGGCAGCCGGAGGCGACCTAGAAGGTTTTGCAGAGGCGACCGGGGCAGGACAATACGCAGAAAAACTTTACATCGCTGTAAGAAAAGGGATGGGAATAAACGAGTCGACTCTAGAAGCGAATCCTAATCAACAAATATCAATATACAAATCAGATGGTAAAACTTATAGACAACAACCTATGCCATCCTTAGAAAAAGATCCTGTAGATGATGCTGATCCGTTAGACATTTTAAAAAATGAGCCGTACGAAACAGATTTCAGCAAGGAAGAATTAAAGAGAATCATTGCAAAAAACTTTGAAAAATTAAATGATCAGCAAAGAAAAGTGCTTAAAGCAAGATTCTGGCTCGGTATGACTTTAGATGAAGTTTCCGAAAAGATGAAATTATCTCCTGAAAGGATAAGGCAAATCGAAGCGAGGGCTATAAGAATCCTAAGACAGTCTTTAGGAGTAGAAAAAGAAAAAGATTATGTTGAATCAGTAGAAGAAGGTTGGAAAAGCAAAATGGCTGGTGCTGCCCTTGCTGCTGCGAATCTATTAGGCAGTCCTGCTCAGGCAGCAGAAGAACCAATTAAACCTATTACTATTGCCTATGTAATGATAGACGGTGAGGTTAGAAAATATAATCTTGGTGATAAATTTGATAATGCCAAAGAGGCAGAAAAATTTATCAGTGGAGTTTTAGACAAGCAAGGTTTACAAGGTTATCAATTAGAAATCAAACACGGATATCCTAAAAAGAAAGAAGTCAAAGAAGCACCTATCGAGATGGACCCCACTGATCCTATGGATCCTATGATATATGGTGCTGGAGGAAATCCAGCTAAACTGAAATATCGTATGATGAGAGCCGCTGGGCAAATCAAAGATTTAGCTAGTCGTGTAGATAATGCTAGCCCTAGCGAGTGGCAAACAATGGCTAGACAATTCGATGAATTAAAAATGAATGTAGAACAAATACGTCATGCGTTAGAAGAACTTGCTAAAGTTCGTAAAAAAGGCGGAATACGTAGTCGCGGAATTGATCCTATGTTAGATCATATAGAGAAATAAAATGAAAGCAAAAGAATTTATACCAACAAGTAAGCCTAGAAACTTTGTAGCTAAGAATCAAAAAACTGCAGGCGCAGGCGCCCATCGTGATAAGAAAAAAGAGCAGAAACAAGGTTACGAAAAACATAAAAGCAAAGATGTTACTGAAACCGAATTAAGAGATAAAGAAGATTTAATTGCAAAGCGAAAAGCACTTCAAGACTTGCAAATGGATCCTATTGCGTCGCAAGACAAAGAAATCAAACAGGCTATAATTCAACGTAAAAACGATTTAGAAAAAGAAGCAAAGAGTAAAGGTATGACAGAAAGAATTCGAGATCCGGAAGATTGGGATGAGGGTAACACTGAGCCTCCGAATAATTTTGCTGTTTACATCAACGGTAAGAAATGGAAAGTATTTCAAGGTCGTGGTCAATATGCCGACGACTATCGTGAAAAACAACACTATCAACAATTAAAAGATTGGGCTCGTAAAAAATCAGAAGCCACAGGTAAAAAGTGGGAAGTATACGTTACTGGCGAACCTGCTACAGCATAATGGAACTTAACGAATTAAAACGTCTTGCTGGTATTACAGAATTCAAAGGCTATCAACCCTATGAAGGTAGTAATATAAGTATTACTGGTAACGAAAAGCGTCAGATAGAAAAAAAGCATAACATACAGCCCGGAACTCCTGAATGGTTTCAACTGTGGTTTAGTTTGCCTTACATGACTGGCGAGAAACCAGTAGGAGATAAAAAATGGTTGAGATAAGTGAATCAGCAAAAGCAAAAGTTATAGATCTTCTTTTAGAAGAAAATAATCCTAATTTAAAATTAAGAACATTTGTCCAAGGTGGAGGATGCTCAGGATTTCAATACGGATTTACTTTTGACGAAGAACAAAATGAGGACGATTTTGAAATAGCATTAGATGATAAATGGAAAGTAGTTGTCGATGCTATGAGTATGCAGTACATGACTGGTGCTATTATAGATTATACAGAAGATTTATCTGGAGCGAATTTTAGCATAAAGAATCCCAATGCACAGACAACCTGTGGTTGTGGATCAAGTTTTTCGGTGTAACACATGAGAGCTCACGAATTTGTCACTGAGAAAAAGCGTAAGAAACATAAATCTCGTCAGGCTGCATACGGGCCAGGACCGTTTGGCGGGTATGGTTATTATGCAGGCTACAGCGGAGATTCAAGCGGTGATAATGGCGGTGGAGAAAGCGTAGAGCACGAAAACTTTGCCGATGGCAAAGTTAAGGGTAAAAGTCGCCCTGGTCGTGTAAAACGTTCAGGGGCTAGTTGCAACGGAAGTGTAACAGACTTACGTAAACGTGCCAAAAATGCATCTGGTGAGAAAGCTAAAATGTATCACTGGTGCGCTAATATGAAATCTGGACGTAATAAATAATAGATTATGAAATTAAAAGAAATATTAGAATCTGCTACTGTAGGAGCCACAAACGCCGGAAATGTAGGCACTGTGATTAACCCGCATATTAGCCCCGGAAAAGCCAGAGGTAAGAAAAGCTACACAGGTAGTCCAGGGAAAAGCGGAACTAAAGCTCCGCCGGAACCTAAGGTTTCTCAACCAAAAAACAAAGACGGTACAGCTAAAAACGCCTTAGATACACCAACTAGCTTGTTCGGTGAAGGTAATTTCATACAGAGATAAATATAATATGGACCTCGAAAAACCAAGACCAGACGATCACGAAGCAAAAATGGCAAGAGCCGATTGCTATAAATTGGCAGAATATTCTGCCAAATTATTTCAAATGATCAAAGAGGGTGAAGAATTAGACGGCTGGGTACAGGCTAAAATTACCAAAGCTGCTGATTATATTTCTAGCGTATATCATTACTTAGAGTATGAAAAAATGTCTAGAGAATCGATTAATTTAGGCCCTAGAGAATTCGAAGAAGCTGTTCAGGCTAAAGTAAAAGATAGCCTTACAGAACAATGGTTAAACAAAAAACAAGGAAACTGAAATGGATTTCAAATCACTTATTTCTAAAATCAGCTCATTAGACACACCAATTGAGTCAAAACCTGCTGCAGAGGCACAGGAAGTTCTAAGATTAGACGAAGACACAGAATTTAGAGTTCTGGCTGGTCTTACTCCTCTTACTGAATCTTTGATTGCTGAAAAGAAATTAACTAAAGCAGAAAAAGATAAAAAAGAAGAAGTAGTAAAGTCTATGAAAAAAGACAAAGACGGATTTGAAAAGAGATACGGTAAGCGAGGCGAAGAAGTTATGCATGCCACAGCTACTAAGGTCGCTAAGAAAAAAGAAGAATCTGTTGAAGGCGACGACGAAGCATTAAACGAATACCAATCTAAAGATGGTAAGTATGTTCACAAAGGCAAATACGGTTCAGATTACGACGGCAGCGATCATCAAGACGACCCTAAGAAAAAAGAAAAATCCGGTATGACTGGTGCTGAAAGACGCGAACAAAAATCTAAAGATAAAGAACAAGACAAAGCTTCTAAAGATTATGAAAAGAAACATGGTAAAGGTTCAGTGACTCGTCATAAGATGGAAGGCGCTGAATTAGACAAAGAAAATTTCCAAAAGAAATTTGATTCTATGGTAGAAGCTAAGAAAGAAAAAATGGCTAAGAAAGATAAGAAGATGGACGAAGGTTCGAAACCTGATTTCTTAGATCTTGACAAAGACGGCAACAAGAAAGAGCCAATGAAAAAAGCTGCTGCCGACAAAGGCGGAGATAAAAAAGACAGTGGTAAGAAAGGTATGAGTGCTGCACAGGCTAAGTACTTTGGAAAGAAAAACGAATCTGTCTCAACTTCAAAGAAAGTTGTTGCCGAATCCGTTGAAGCATCGTCAAACTTTAGAGAACTAATGAAACTTGTTATCGAAAGCGGCGGTCAGCAAGCTATCGATCCGTTAGACAAGGCATTGTTTGATTGGGCTACTAGAGTAGCACAGAGAAAGTTTACAGAATCAACTAAAGCAGAAGTTTATGCTGGCCTAGTATACGAAAGAATGGGTGGCCGTTTTGAAATGTACGATGTGTTAAGTGAAGAACAAAAATAAATTTAAGTTGGAAATAAAAAGCCAGTCCTAGGTTGACTGGCTTTTTTTATGACTATATAATTGTCTTATAAGGAGAATAGTATATGGCAAAAATGTATGGTCCTGAAGAACGAGCTAAACTAGAACGTCTCATCAATGAAGGTTCAAATGTTCTACGAGAAGTAGAGGATCTTCAAGAGGGTCTTAAAGAAACAGTTAAAGCAGTAGCTGAAGAACTACAAGTAAAACCTAGTATTATCAATAAGGCAATTAAGATTGCACACAAAGATAATTGGAAATCTCATGAAGAAGAATGGGATGAAATTGAAATGATCTTAGGTGTTACTAAACATTTGCCCGAGAAGGATTAAATGATTAATGAATTATTTAGACCTACACTAGAATGGATAAGAGATGATTGGCGTAGTCACCCGTTCCGTTTTATGGTGGAGATTGTCGCATGGGCTATATCGATTGGATGTAGCATCACTATGGCGCTCACTGTCCCCAATCCACCTTTACTTATTTTGTACCCTATTTGGATCGCTGGCTGTGCCATGTATGCTTGGGCTGCTCATACTAGGAAATCGTTTGGCATGTTGGCTAACTACCTGTTATTGGTAACCATAGATACCGTCGGATTAATCCGTATGTTATAAATAAATCTGTAAAAGATGGTAGGCGTGGCCATAAACCGCACATTTGGTATTTGCGAGCCCTAAGTCGCATATGGAGAAAAATTGAGTTACGTTGACGCATTCTATGATCGCAACGACGATATTATTCGTATCGTCGAACGAGACAGCAAAGGTAATAGGCATTATAAAGACTATCCTGCCAAACACCTTTTTTATTACAAAGATTCCAAAGGCAAGTTTACTTCTATACACGGAGATCCGTTGAATCGAGTTTCCTGTAAGAATATAAAAGAACTACGGAAAGAACTTGCAATCCATTCAAATAAAAAACTATACGAAAGTGATATTAATCCAATCTATCGCTGCCTAGAAGATAACTATCTCAATGCGGATGCACCTAAGCTAAATGTAGCCTGGTTCGATATTGAGGTGGACTTTGATCCAGAACGTGGCTACGCATCACCGGAAGATGCATTTATGCCTATCACTGCTATCGCTGTTCACTTACAATGGATGGACACTATGGTTTGTTTGGCAATTCCGCCAAAAACTATTTCAATGGCAGAGGCAAAACGTCAAGTTGAAGAATTTCCTAATACTATGCTGTTTGATAACGAAGCAGATATGTTAGACACATTCCTAGATCTAATTGAAGATGCAGATGTATTGTCGGGATGGAACAGCGAAGGTTTTGATATTCCCTATACCGTCAATAGAGTAACAAAAGTTTTAAGCAAAGAAGATACTCGTAGATTTTGTCTATGGAATCAGTTCCCAAAAAAGAGAGAATATGAAAAGTACGGAAAGGCGGCTGTTACTTATGATCTTGTTGGTCGTGTTCATCTAGATAGTCTCGAGTTGTACCGCAAATACACCTATGAAGAACGCCATACATACAGACTTGATGCTATCGGAGAAATGGAGATAGGCGAGAACAAGACTGTCTATGAAGGTACATTGGATCAACTTTATAACAATGACTTTAAAAAGTTTATCGAATATAACAGACAGGACTGTGCATTGCTAGATAAACTTGATAAGAAGTTAAAGTTTATGGATCTTGCTAATACACTGGCACACGAATGTACAGTATTATTACAGACTACTATGGGTGCGGTCGCCGTTACAGAACAAGCTATTATTAACGAAGCACATAAGCGTGGTATGATTGTGCCTAATCGTATCGGTCGTGACGAAAGTGTTAATACCCAGGCAGCAGGGGCATATGTTGCCTATCCTAAAAAAGGTATTCACGAATGGATTGGTTCGTTGGATATTAACTCGCTGTATCCTTCAGCGATTCGTGCGTTGAATATGGGGCCGGAAACTATCGTAGGTCAACTACGTGCAGATGGAACTAAGGCATATATCGAAGCAGAAATGGCTAAAGGAAAATCATTTGCATCAGCGTGGGAAGGCGTATTCGGATCACTAGAATATACCGCAGTAATGAATCGTGAGGTAGGAAGAGAAATCACTATCGACTGGGAGGACGGAGAAAATGATACTCTAAGTGCTGCTCAGATCTACGATTTGATATTTGAAAGTAATCAGCCTTGGATACTGTCAGCAAATGGAACTATCTTCACCTACGAAAAGGAAGGTATCATTCCTGGTTTGCTCAAGCGTTGGTACGCTGAACGTAAAGAAATGCAGGCTAAACTTAAAGAATGTATTTCCGCAGGAAACAAAATTGAAGAAGAATACTGGGATAAGCGTCAGCTAGTTAAGAAAATTAACTTGAACAGCTTGTATGGTGCTATTCTCAACCCGGGCTGTAGATTCTTTGATAATAGAATCGGTCAATCCACAACTCTTACTGGTAGAGCCATTGCTAAACATATGGCATCAAAAGTTAACGAAATTATCACCGGTGAATATGATCACGTTGGAAAATCTATCATATACGGTGACACAGACTCTTGTTACTTCTCAGCGTATACTACGTTGAAGAAGGATATTGAGAAGAATACGATTCCTTGGTCTAAGGAATCTGTTGTTGAACTTTATGATACTATAGGAGAAACTGTTAATGGAACATTCATTAGATTCATGCAAGACGCCTTCCATGTCCCAAAATCCCGAGGAGAGGTCATTAAAGCGGGTCGCGAGATTGTTGCTTCCAAAGGACTATTCATTACAAAGAAACGATACGCAGTACTTTACTACGACAAAGAAGGAAAACGGACAGATGTTGACGGCAAACCAGGGAAGATCAAAGCTATGGGGCTCGATCTCAAACGTTCAGATACCCCGGTTGTTATCCAAGAATTCTTAAGTAATGTTCTAGAAAGAGTCCTTACAGGACAAAGCAAAGAAGAAGTACTAGGATACATTACTGATTTCCGTACAGAATTTAAAACACGCCCTGGTTGGGAGAAAGGTTCGCCTAAGCGAGCTAACAATATCACAGAATATGCTGCCAAAGAAAAGAAAGCCGGTAAGGCCAATATGCCTGGGCACGTTCGTGCTAGCCTAAATTGGAATACTTTAAAGCGTATGATGGATGACAAATATAGTATGCATATCACTGACGGTGCTAAGGTTATCGTCTGCAAAATTAAAGATAATCCAATGGCTTATACATCAGTGGCTTACCCTGTAGATGAATTAAGACTTCCACAATGGTTCAAAGATCTGCCATTTGACGATGCCGAGATGGAAAATACAGTTATCGACGAAAAGCTAGAAAATCTTATTGGTGTTTTGGAATGGGACATCAGTTCAACAAGGTCGGATAACACATTCAGCAAATTGTTTGATTTTGAGTGATTTCTAGGTTGATTTTCATTCAAGATCTAAATATAATCTTAATATAAAGGAGAATTCTCAATGAAAGATATTTTACAAGACATTGTGTCGCACACACAAAACCTAGGCTTCTTAACAACAGTTAAAGTCACAGGCACAGAAGATAAAACGCAGGTATTTTCTATGGCTGACGATCGCTCAGTGATCATGGAAGGAGAAACTGCAAACCCCTATCCAGATATGTTAGGCACATTCGGTATGCCGCAACTCAACAAATTGAAATATTTGTTAGACGGTGCCGAGTATAAAGAAGATTCTAAAATTAATGTAACGTTTGCAGAACGCAACGGTGAAACTATTCCTGTCGGTATCCACTTTGAAAACAAAGATGGCGACTTCAAGAATGACTATCGTTTTATGAATCAGGAAATCATCAACGAAAAGATGAAGACTGTCAAGTTCCGTGGCGTTAAGTGGGACGTAGAGATTGAACCTAGCGTGGCTGCGGTACAACGTTTTAACTTCCAAGCAGGTGCTAACAACGAACATCCAACTTTCTTAGCCAAGACAGATGGCGGCAACTTAAAGTTTATCTTCGGTGACGCTAGCACACACGGCGGTGAATTTGTATTTGCACAGAACGTAGCAGGTAAGTTAGATCGTGGTTGGACATGGCCAGTGTTACCTGTGTTAAGCATTTTAAAAATTGCAGACGTTAATAACACTAAGATGGCTTTGAGCAATGAAGGTGCTATTCAGATCACTCTCGATAGCGGACTTGCTACTTACAAATACATTATCCCTGCACAGGCAGCTTAATGATTAATTCTTTTACACAAGCATCTAAGTATGTCACTGCATACATGGGATCTAACAACGATCCCTATTTCAGTATGTCGGCGCCAAGTGCTGGTATGTTGAGATTTAATGGCGACACAAGAAATATGGAAGTGTATGACGGCAGTAGTTGGAGACCGATGACGGGGACTTCGGCTAGTGTAAGTATGAATCCAGATGCAGAGAAAGCCATAGAATGGGCGTTGAAAAGAATTGAACAAGAGAAACAATGGTACGAGCTCGCATCAAACAACGAAGCAGTTCGTATTGCATTAGACCAATTAGAACAGGCAAAAACAAAATTAGAACTTACAGCAATTTTAGCGAGAGATTATGAACAAACAACCAGTTGACTTAACACCATTACAAAAGGACTACGCAGTTTATCTTCCTGCGATCAGTTCTTTCTATAGTACCTATGTAGACAAACAACGAAAAGAAGAATTTATACCTAATGATCGAATTCCTAAAGGATTTGACCGTGGTATCGAAGGTATGAACTTTCTTAATCCAGAACAAGGATATTTTTATTATAAAAATGCTTTGTATTCAGCAGGTCATGCACAATTAGATATCGAAAAGAGTCTTGATCAAGAACTAATGATACAGGCTAGAGATCGTTCTAAAACAATGATCTTAGGAGATTCTGGTGGATATCAGATTGGTAAGGGTGTTATTAAATTCGACTGGCAAGACTTCGAAGGCCCTGCTGCTAACAAAGTCCGTGAAAAAATCTTAACTTGGTTAGATGTTACTGCAGACTGGTCAATGATGTTGGACGTCCCTACCTGGGCCTGTGATAAAAATCATACTGAAAAAACAGGTTTAAAAACCTTTGATGATTGTCTTGAGAAGACACAATTCAATAACAAATACTTTATTGAAAATAGAGTCGGTTCTGCTAATGGTGGTACTAAATTTTTAAATGTTTTACAGGGTTCTAATTGGGAAACTGCAGAAGCTTGGTATCAAGGTGTTAAAGAATTCAGCGACAAAGCAGTATGGGGTGACAAAGCTGCTGAAGGGTGGGCTATGGGTGGTGCCAATATGTGTAAAATGCCAGTAACCTTAAAGCGTCTTATCACTATGAAGTTTGACGGTATGCTAGAAGGTAAAGATTGGATGCACTTCTTGGGTACTGCACAATTAGACTGGAGTTGTTACTTAACGTCTATTCAGAGACAAATTAGGAAACATATCAATGAAAACTTCACTATCTCCTTTGACTGTGCATCACCGTTCATCGCAACAGCTCACGGATTGGTATACACTAACGCCCAACATACCCCTAAACGCTGGAGTGTTATCATGGATAAAGCCCCGGATAATAAGAGTCTTTCCGGACGGCACGATATACCTTTTCCTTTCGAGTCCGAAGTTGGTCGCAGACTTACGATCGCTGATATCTGCCACTATGCACCAGGAATGTTAAACAAAATCGGTAAAGAAGGTAAAACTTCTTGGGATTCATTTGCCTATGCACTGATGATGAGTCATAATGTGTATTGTCATATTGTTGCGGTACAACGTGCAAATCACTTAATGGATATCGAGCTAAAAAATAAACCTAGAATGCCGTGGAGAACATATCGTGCTAAAGTCAAAGACAATGACTACAGCGACGAAATCAGTGATTGGGTTCCTAGAAACATTCTTTACTTTGACAGCTTTGTAGAAGAATTGTTTGCCTGTAAAGATAAAACCGCAGCATTCGAAATGATCGAAACTGCTACTACACTAGGATTCTTGAACGGTGTGGAAGGTGCTAGACTGCGCGGAGGTGTTAAGAGTACATTTAATCAACACTTCTACGAAGAAGGCGAAGAAGAAAAATCTGCTTACTCAGATGAGAGAGAAGACGAAGAACTTGACAAATTGAAAGTGGAATAAATGCGATCACAATCAACAGCTAAAATTCATGCTCCTAAATGTGCGTTACCAAATTGTTGTAATCAAGTAGGATACCATCGACGAAGTAATAAATTAGATGGTAGTCCTGTTTGGAAATGGAAGACATTTTGTGAACCCCACAGAACTGCACTACGTTTCGAAGTTGACGAATGGATGCGGTCTGTTGGTTGTGAAAATAAACACGGCTACCTAGGATGGTTCTGTAAAGACCCTCATACAGAAAGTTTAACTATTGATCATCACGACGGAGATAAGTTAAATTCTTCTAAAGAAAATCTAAAAATTTTATGTGCTAATTGTCATAACAAGAAAACTAAAATTTTTGGAGATCACAAAAAAAGGTATTCGTATACCAATCCAATGTTTAATAATTTTTTCGAGGAGGTATGATATGTATGAAAGTCGTATAAAAATGCTTACCGAAAGCCATCGTTTATTGGATAATCAAATATCCGAAATAGAGAAAAATGGCAATTTTGATAATCAAAAATTGTCTGAATTGAAGAAACAGAAGTTGCTTTTTAAAGACGAAATTGCTAGACTTACTAAATTGCAATGGGAACAGGATCACGAAACTGTTGATTACGATGACGAAAGATAAAAAACATAAACCCAGTCAATTTTCTCTTAACAGGGGACAGATTGAAAAACTTGCTAAAATGGCTGCTCACTTCAAAGAAGTTGAGTGGTTTACTTTAGAAGAAAGTAATAGCAGCGGAATTGGTCCTGCCGTTGTTGTCAAGTTTAACCTATTCAACGATAGCGATAAGGACATCGATACTACCGTTGATATCACTGATGTAAGCACTTGGTAATGAAAAGAAATTATGAATCTGGTGTTAAAGAGGATATTATATTCTTTGTTGGCACTGAAATTGAAAGAACTCCTGCCTTTGGAATGAAAACTTTGTTTGTTGTAGGTGTTCACGATCCGTATATTATTATGGAACTGGCTCGAAATAACAAATGTCAGCATATCTATTTCGGCGCTAATCAAAGTTTTAAAACTCAAGGTGTCAATGATTCTGAAACTTGGCGACCTTGGGAAGATATGATCTATGTCTGCCTAGATGCCGAAGATGGGTTTTGGTGTACCCTAGATTTTGATGTCAGCGAAACGGAAGGATTGCTAGAGAGCGGTCTTACCGAAAAGCGTAGATTTATTCCGCAAATTAGTGTAAAATTACCTTATATTAATCAACTAGGCTATAATGCTACACTAAAAATCGACGATAAAGATTTTTCAGCAACTAATCCTGGGGTATGGTGCCATAACCTACAGGACCTTCTGGGAAGAGATCGCTTCACAGACTGGGACCAATATGGCAAGGATGAGATACTCAAATGAGTGGTTATGGACAGGCAATCGCTACTATTGGCTCAGCAAATAAACAGCGAAGAATAAGAAAGGCAAAGAAAGTGAAGCTAACACTGAAACAACGTATTCGCAATTGGATAAACAGCGATGATTATGAAGAAGACTCTCTACAGGTCGTAGAGGCAGACAGACTTTCTAGTGACGGTATGCGTCTACAGATCTATAGAGCCAGCGGTGGCTATGTTGTAGAAACTCGTAGTTACGATAGTCACAAAGATCGTAATCTTAATAGTATGCACGTTATCACTGAAGATCAAGATCTCGGCAAAGCATTAGGTCAAATCGTCATGATGGAGGCATTGAAGAGATGATTATCAAGCAAGACATTCGACCTAACAAAATGATTTGGGTTACCTTTCGCAAAGAAGGTATTCACAAATATCCCGCAGCCGCAACTGATCCAAACTTAGCAACAGGAGATGAATATGATGTTTCGTTTTTGGCTAATCCCCATCGCCATATTTTTCATTTTAGGGTTTATCTTAGTGTCACCCACAATGACAGAGATGTGGAATTTATACAATTCAAGCGATGGCT